AATATCACAAGCGCTATAATCGCCGCCGGAACAAAAGCAATACCGAAAAATATCGCAATACCTGCGGCAATAGCGGCGGCACTTATTGCCGCTACTATAACACCTAACCATCCATTTATTTTACCCGTTAGAACCATCCAAATACCTATAATGCCTCCTACAACGAGTGCTACGACTAACAATAATCCGGCGATTATACCCGCCCAACTTGCGCCTATTGTTGCGAATGTTCCCGCCGCTACTAATGCCGCCGCTTTCATATACAAAATAGCCGCCACAACTAACATAAGAACAACCGCCGCCGCCGCGAATGCGGCAGTTGCACTTCCTGTTGCTTCCTCAACAAGATAAAATGTTCCTGCAATAAGAATAAGTGAGCCGACAATTAACGCCGCCGTTCCACCAAATAAGAACCATACAGGTATTGCTATTACAAGCGCGGCTGTGACTACATTTACCGCACCTAATAAACCACCTTCACCTTCACCTGTTAGTGACATAATCAAACCTTTCAAGGCTTCATCAAGAATGGGTATGCCATTTGTATAATCAAGTAATGGAGTTTCAGCCCCTTGAAACGCGACTGATACTGCCGCTATTGCGAAAACAACAAGTAAAAATATAGACATAATACCAAATACGCTCATGGTTAATCTTCGCCATAATGATACTTGGTTCACCATCATCTTGCTCATTCTTTCACCAAACGCAGTAGTTGTTGCTATATGTATAGCAAGTTTAGTCAACCCCGTTGCGTTCTTCATATTCTGTTCTGTTTGTTCTTTACTTACACTTGTTACTTCACTTGTGACTTTAGTAAATAATTTCACTTGCTTACCCATATTGTTGAAAGATTTAGTAATTTGAACGATAGGATTTTTATTGAATGACGCTTTCAATTTACCTTGTTGCTTCTCTAATACACCTGCGGTTTTACCATAAGCGTTGCCAATGACTCCCAACTCTTGTAGCGCGGTTGTTAAATCATTAACCTGCGCTGTGAGTGCATCCATATTCGGGTCAGCCATTCAAATCAATCCTTCAATCGCTAAACGGCATTGGTTGCCCCGCATCTGTTCCGGCTACGCCTACCTTGCCCTTTGAGTCTTTGGTCGCGGCCTCTATTTCTTCCCCTTTTATCTTATCAGCCGCAGACGCAAATGCAAGAGATTCTTCAAACTCATGCAATGACATAGACCACACATCACCTATTCGTATTCCGTAGTGTTTGGCTACATAATACGCGGAAGAGTTCATGAATAACTCCATATCAATTTCTGCAACATTTTGAGAAGGGGCTTTCAAAAAAGAATAAACTTCGTCTATTCGTTCTCCCCATCGGACAAAGGGTTACTCACTAAGTCCTGTGGCTGTGGTAATAGCGCTGTAATCTGCTGAGCAACATATGGTTGTAGTTGCATCATTTGAGTAGGAGATAATCGCGGTTCAGTCTTTTCAATACATTCCGCGAACATATGTTTCCAATACGCGGCAAGGTCAATATCAACCCCGCCTGTTGCGGTTATGTTCAAAAATGTCTTGATAGCATTTTGCATCTGCATGAACGATAATTCGCGCACCCACACTTTCAATCCCAAATCGGGATTGTCGGGGTCCACTCTTACCATATGTTCTTTTGCATCTGTTTTCACTAATAGGCTTACTGCGCTGTCAACCAACTGTGTCGGTTGTTTCGGGTTCGGATTCATTACTTACACTTCCTGTTTCATCGCTTGACGCGGCCTCTTCCGAGGGGGCATCTTCGGTCACTTCAACAGCCTCTTCCGAGGGGGCATCCGCTTCCATTAGACGGGCAACTAATTCCGCCTTTTTCCCACCAACTGCTAAATCGCGCGCACGACAAAGTGCGCGTAATTCTTCAACGGTTAGGGAATTGTAATCAAGAGGCGCTTCAACTATCTCTTCTGTTTCTTCTTCAAGAGGCGCTTCAACTACCTCTTCTTCGGGGAATGGATTGCCGTCAGTTTTTGCGGCTTCGGGATTGAAGATTTCTTCTTCAATTGGTTCCGCTATGAATGTCTTTTCAGCGACCGCAATATATCTTGCAGGACGCGCTTCGCCTAAATGCATACTTCTGCGCATATTTACTGCTCCTCGCCCAACCCTTTCAACTTATCCATGCTCAAATCAAGTGGATTAGGGTCTTGTGGAGGTGGTTCTTGACCGGGTAATCTGCCCGACGCGTGTGCAAACTTAGTATTACTATTTTCATTAACGGGTAAATCTCCCGGCTGTAAAATATCGGGGAATGATACATCTTCTTCGGGTTTTTCTTCACCCGTCTTGTAATAGCGTTGTAACTCCTTACTTCCTTCATCAAATCTATCAAATGTATTTTGACGACTCGCTTCGCGCGCATGGTTATTTCTTGCTTCTGTGACGAGTTTGATTGCTTCTTCTTTATCCATATCGGGGAATGATTCTTGCATAGACGCTAAACATTCTTCCATAGTATCGCATTCTTGCGCAATGAGGTCAATGGTCTTAAAACCACCTTTAAGAACAGACCAAGAAGCATCAAGTGGATTCATCATATCGTTCCCTTACCTTGACAATTAGGACATGGTATAGGTGGAACTTGCTTTGGTTGTTGCGGCTCAAGACGGGAAAGTTGTTGCGCAGTTGCAGGTGGTGCGCCCGGTGCAGGTTGTTGCGGTTGTTGTGCGCCACCCATAGGTTGCATAATAGGTGCGTTTTTCAATATACTCCAAGCATAATTCATTGGTGTTGGTTTCATTTTCATCATAATATCACTATCCGTCTTGTTGCTACTGTCCCTGTGGTGGTTGCATCTGTTGCATTACATTATTAGGAGTCATTTGCGGAAGCCCTTGTTCTATTGGTTTTTGCTGTTGCTGTTGCTGAAATTGTTGATATGCTTGTTGATTTCGTTTCAATCGCGTTGGAGAGGAATGACTATCCATCGCCATATATTCAAGGTTTCGGTGAGGTGAATCTCGGCGACCTAAAGGTTCGGGTCGCCCGACTGTTTGATTATTGTTAATTGAGTAGGGTGTGTCCGAAGAAGGAAACTGTGTATTATTACCAATATCGGGTTGTTGGAGGTCATCGTTATTTTCCATTCCGGGTAGTGAAACTCTTTTACCATATCGTTGAACGGCAGGATGCATGGTTTGCCACGCCCCCATACCCTCTTTGTCACCTTGAGGGCGTTGACTAACAATATTATTTGGGTCTGCTTTTAGGAAAGTCCATGCTTGCTCCATTGGTGTTCCTTTCCTTATCATAATATCACAATCCTAATAATGCGTCGTGTGAAATAATCCTAACATGTTTTGGCATGATGGTCATTTCGCTCTTGATAACACCCTTATCTTCGGGGATAGGCATAGGTGCTTCGCTGATGATGTAATCATCAATCACGATAATTATTTGTTCTCTATCAGCATGCGCCCCCGCTTTAGTAAGAGTGAGTGTAATTGGTTCAGTATATCCATGAGTGCGATTAGTTCTGTATTCGTGCCATAGAAGTGGGTCACTAACAATCAATGATAACTTGCATTCATACTCAACTTGCTTCTCAACAGCCAAGTTTGGATTGCGCGAACCACCGAAAGGAACTTGCTCAAGGGATTGTCCGAGAGTATTTCTTGATTCTTGGAATGCTGAACCGCGAATAGTTAAGAAGTTCTCTATGTTGTTATTACCTGTTAAGTTGAAATTAGTAATTTGAGCGATATTGACTCCAAACGCGTTAACCTGTCCATTGTAAAAGAAGTATGGTTTTTCAGTATTTGGCGCGATACCCGCTTTCTTTCTGTTTGTTTTACTATTTGCGATATTCTCAAACATACGATGAGTAGTGTATCTATCACCTTTATTGGTATCTTCAAGACGACCTGTATCAGTATAACAGTATAGCGCGTCAAAGTTAATTGATAATTTTACTTCTGCATCCGCGTCTGCCGCAATAGAGAAGTCTTTCACTTTGCAACCGCGCCAAATACGAGTGATTTGTTTGTTATCGGCGGCTGAACCCGGTGCGGCTTCACTACCACCGCTTGCATTGTAAGAACCTGTGTTGCGCGTTCGCATACTTGATTCAAGAGTAAAAGAGGGAACAGTAGCGCCTTGATAAATTAAACGCGATATTCGGTTTTGGATTTGTCCATAAGAAGCCGTAGCAGTATTGAAGTTAGGAGAGCCGGCTGTATCGTCATCCGCGTAAGCACATACTTTCTGTGTCATATTACTTGCCGCATGGTCAAAGGTGAATGGTTCATCAACATAGATGCGCTTTCCAACAGTATCATGATAGAGAACACGACGAATCTCATTGCGTTCTGCATTTTCCATATCTGCGCCGAGTCCATCAACACTACCCCCGTTAAGATTACCCCACTTCTTTAATGCGGCGGCTTCTGCTCGGTCTGTTGGGAACTCAACTGCTGTTGCATCAACAATAAGCAAGTATTCTCCCGCAACAGGTGCGCCGGTTATACTACCTGTATATTCAAAGTAAGTATCACCTGCGGCAATATCAAGGTCAACAGCACTACCAATGGTGCTTTTAACAACGGCAGGTTCGTTAACAACTTGAGCGCCAAGAGCGTAATACATCCAACGCGCGCTATTCATCATCATCTCAATAGCCCCTCCTTCATTCTTTATGCTTTGAGGTTCTTGAACAACTACATCGCGTCCGAGTCCTATTACATGACTTCGGCGGATTTCCACCTTTGTTTCGGGTAGTGATATAGTAGCGGCAAGCCCTACGAATTGGTCTGTTAGAACTGATTCATCGGATGATAATGCATTGGTGTGATAAGTCATTCCTGTGTCCATTGTTGGAGTTCCTATGGTATCAATGAGTAATTCATCATTAGCCAATGAAGCGCCATTCTCTTTCATCAATGGAGTGACTGTGATTACATCGCCGGAGTTAGATACAATGGTGTAGGTGTTTCCTGTTGTAGCGTAATCGTCAGCGTCGTAATTTGCACCGGAACCTCTAACGCGAAGAGTTGAACCTACAAGCATACCCGCAGGGTATTTGAGATTACCACTCGCATCAAACATTCCTACTGTCGCGCCTGTGAATGTAATATCTGTGCAATCAGCATTTGATGAGTTAGTGGTTTTTGTAAATACTAATCCACCTGCCGCAGTTGCTACGGTAACTGTTCCACCTGTGCCTGTTCCAAGAGTCAAAACATCTCCTACAACATATCCTGCTCCCGCCGCAACAGGAGATGCTGTAATAGTTGCGATAACACCATTAGAAATAGCGGTGATTACAACTTTGAAACTACTGCCCGACATAGTGACAATATCATTCACAGCATGACCGCTACCACCGTCAGTTATTGTGTAGGTAAGAACACCACCTGTGCCGGAAACTGTATCAACAGTAATTGCTAATCCACTTCCACCACCTGTTGTCCCTGCTTGTGTTACTGCTCCCGCAGTATAACTCGCACCTGCATCATCAATTCCCGAAGTTGACACTACGCCGTTTGCAATTGAAGCAATACCAACTGTCGCGCCTGTTCCCGAACCGCCGGTTGTCGTAGCCGTAGCAACGGAATAACCCGAACCTGCGGCTGTTGGTGATGTTGCTACTGCTGTAATAGCGCCTCCGCCAAACGCGCCGTGTTTCAGCGCTACACCGCATTCATGTCCGAATGTTACTTCTGCTAAATCTCCCTTATACACCGTTGATGCCATCTTTATTCCCTCATTATTATGCTATTAGTTCACTGAAAATTACTATCTCCACTTGGAAAGTCATCCGATGCAACCGCTTCGTTCTATCCGAAAGGTCAGTTCGTGTTTTATAGAGTAATCGGTCAAAGTTTTCACCATCACCTTTTCTATTCGCGTGAACAATGCGCCGAATCTCGTCTTCCATTTTGGACAACTGAGCGCGTCCTTCCATTGTTCGCGCATCAACTGTCACATTTATACGCGTGTGGACAAAATCATAAAAAACTTCGGGTTGTTCTTCGTTATGTGCTGTCTCGTATAATACAACAGCATCGGAGCGCGATAAGTCAAGACGCTTACCTCCCGGCTCAACAGTTGTGATGTCTTGAATAGTTGGTTTTCTTTGTAATGTGTTACCGCGATTCCATCCATCACTGAATAGTTTTTTGATAAGTTCAATAGACTCAAGACCCAAAAATATCCCTCCCAATAGAACTTTCATTAGCGGCTTGCTTCATTGCTGATTGAATGATTGCCTCGTAGTCGGGGTGTTTAGAAGTCATTTTTGAACCATTTTTAAGAAGAATGTTACCTTCTCGGTCAACATCATACCCATAAAAGTCTGCGGTGGCGATGAGAAATACACGACCTTCATCACCGTAAATAGACATTTTGCGCGCTTCTTTAAGCGGAACGGATAACTCCTTGCGCATGTATTCTTTCAACTTAACGAAATCTCCATCACTCAAGCGTCATCACCTCCACATATCGCGGTAGCGTTTCCGCTACTTGAGCCTTTAGGAGTTGGTATTTTGAACCCAAATCAACATTCTGCGTTCCTTCGGGTAGCAACACACTTCGGTCATCGGATAATATCAAATCCATTGCAACTAATTTAGTGCAAATATCTTCAATGGCTTTTTCCACATAACGCTCTCCATACACATAAGATACCTTAACTGCATTCCATGAAAAGTAAGGATATGTATTATTGAAGTAAATGATTCCTAAATCATAATCACACCACCAATCACGGAGACGCGCTTCATCACCTGTTGTGCCTCCAACATAATCTATGGTGAATCGCGTTTGACTAACAGATGCGCTTGCTATTGCCGCCGCGCTAACATCACCGCTTAAATCTATAACACCATTTAGCACATTACCTGTTTTACTTGTGTAATAACCAATGGTTGAACCAATTTTAATAAGTCCATAATCAGCAAATGTTCCCGCGTCTGTTAGAGTAATAGAAGTGGCAGTTGAAGAAACTACTGTGCCTGTCATTGTATTAGCGCCTGTGATATTGATAGCATCTTCTTCACTAACAATAATTGTAGCCGTCTCTCCTGCATCACCACGACGCATACTTGTGATTTTGATTTGCCCTCCGCCGTAGTCAGCATTAGCGGAGGACATGAACTCATGATGCACATTAGCCGTCACAGTGCCACCATCGGCTTCTGCGTCTTCAAGAGAGAATGATGGGCTGAATGATGTTGCATCTTTACCTCGTCTCAAATCTTTGTTGATGAGGTCGGAAAGTTGCTGTGCTGTTGTAACATTATTAAATTGAGCATTGAACTTCGCTTTTGATGTTCCTACTGTTAGGGTCGCGATACCACCTCCACCCGGACATAAATATACAGCATCGCTATCTGCTGTAAGTTTAGTGTAATCAATAACTTTGAGTCTTACTTCCGCGCAAGCAATTTCGCGATACTCATGTCCCTGCCACACTTCAAGCCTCATAATCTGCTGAACATTGCGGAAATAAAGAGGAACAGAACCAACATAATCAGTATAATAACGGCGACGATAAGGCTTGTATGTGTCAAAATTGACATATTCTGCTGTTTGTAATTGAGGTCGCCATGAGTTATTTGTGAGGTTATCAATCTTATCTTGTGTGCGTAAAATGAGTGTTTCAACTTGAGATTTGGTAACACCTTTGCGCTTACCATTAGTGAATGATTGAAGAGGTTGAATGGATGCGTTATCTGCTACATCATAATCACCAACTAAAACATCAGCCCACGATATAACAACGCCTGTTCCATCGCGAGCAATAGTAGTGATGATGCGAGTTTCACCTAATTCGGTATCGCTTGCAATTTCAATACTATCTCCCACTTCAAAACCTGTATGTCTGTAATCACTCGCTGAAATAGTCGCGCTTCCCGCACCAACATTGCTGTCGTTCGTTAGATATACAGGGTCGGGAAGTGGGATTTGAAGTATTTCTGCTACTTTCTGCGCTGATGTGTAATACAAGCGCGTAGGGTCAAGAGGGCGTGATGCCCGTTCTCCTGTTTGAAATACTGTCGGCATAATAATCACAATTTATCTATATCAAACTCAGCCATCTTTGGTTCTTCTTGTTGAGGAGGATTCAAATTAAACTCAGCCATCTTCGGTTTTTCTTGTTGAGGCTCTTGTTGAGGTAACGGAGGTAGTTTATTTCTCACTTCAATCATTGCTCTTTGTGCCCTGCGCTTCCCCGCCCCTTTTGGGAAATGACCGTGTTTCCCATAATACTCTTGTGATAATTCTCGGAATAGCCTTGTGTTACCTGCTTTATGAGCGCGACGAATGGCTTGAGCAAGTTCTATTTTCTTATTCTTAGCATCAAGAGGGTCTTGATACCTTGCTTGAATCTCCGGTGTCATTTGGGGTGGTTTAGGTTTGTTCGCTTCTAATGCTTCTGCTTCTGCCTTTTTTTCCGCGATAAGACTTCTTATGTGGTCAAAATGAGGCGAGTCTTCATTACGAAGGGCTTGTCGCTTTGCTTGCTCATTAGCGAGCATTTCTTTTATTTCATTAGGGTCATTTTTGAGAATACTCCATGCTATATCAAAAGGATTCATCAAACCACCTTCTCCACTTTACCAAGATTATATTCCATTGGTTTGCTACAAGCCCCGCATCTTTCAAGATAACAGAAATGAAGCATACCACAATGACGACAACGCGTTCCCGCGCCTATGTTAAGAACATCGCGTATATTACGAGAACGAATGTTTTGCTTTTTGATAACGCCTTTTAGTCTATCCCGTTCATTAGAGTCAACACGGTCGCCTTCGTCTTGCGACCAACCTTGTTTAGCCATTCGGTGAATGTCTTGTGGTGTGAATCCCGTCATGTTATCACCTTCAAGCGGTGACTACCACGACATATAGATTTCCTTGCATCCTGTAAGATGTTATACCTTCAATGGTTTTACCACTTGTGTAGTCATCAAGAACTTTCTGCACTCCACCGGCAACTGCCGCGCCTGTTTCGCAACCCTCATTGGGTGTGAACTCAAACACTTTTGTATCGGACAAGGTGTATCACCTTATCTCTTACCGATTACAAGTAGTCTTCCACCTGCGGCAACACCGGGGTTACTGTGAGCCAATGTTGTTCCGTTAATTGCTGAGGTTTGAGGACCACCTACTGCTCCGATAACACAAACCTGTCCCCAAAGTATTTCGCTAAGGAACGCGGAAAGGTCGGTTGAAGTGTCACCATTTTCAACTGTTCCGGTTATTACCAATAAGTCACCAATCGTGTGCGGTCTGTTATCTGCTGTGAATGCCATTATTCTTCATCTCCTGTTGGTTCTTCCATATCGCCGTTGCTCATAGAGTCTTCGGTCACTGTTGTTGGGTTTAGATGTTCTTGCACCTTTGCGAGAAGTTTAGCCTTTGTGTTGAGAGAAGAGTATTCAATACTGTTCTCATCCATCCAAGACATAATATCGCCTTTGGTCCACTTTATGTCGGGTAGCCCGTCATTGCCCTCATCTTCTTTAACAGAAGGTAGCGCGAATAGCGCACCATCAACCAAGAACTCACCAACAAGCGCTTTCGCATGCTTGTCAATCCATTCTTGTGATTTTTCTTCTGCTTTACCCCAAGTCCACCAACCTACACGACCCATGTTACGACCCGCTTTATGTGGGCCTTTGTAAATCACAGTCGGCATAGGAATCAACCTCAAGCCACAATCATCCATGCAGTTACATTAGCGCCCGGTGCGCCAACTACTGTGAATTGCGCGACACCTGCTGTGATGTTCTTCAAATCAACACCTGCGTTTGCTACACTTGTAGCACCCACAAGAACTGCGATAATCTTTGTAGCGCCACCTGTTAGAGTAACTGTTTCATCATTAGCAAGAACGGTTGTGAACTTGCCACAAACCAATTTCAATCCTAATGTGTTAGTCCCATCAGTCTGTCTTGCCGCGAATGATGTCAAAGCACCCGGATAAGATGTTAGCCAATCGGTATCATCAGTTGGTGTTCCTGCGTATAGGTCTAATGCAAAAGATTCGGTAAAAACCGCACTTCCACTCGTTGTATATGTTATTTCTGCCATAATTTTTCATCTCCTGTTTATATCCTCATTGTAGGTCGCGAATACTGCCGCTTGCACCAAAGAAGGAACCCCATAGTTCACCCATTGTTCGGTAAAGACCTTCTTGACCAAGCCTGTTAATCGCGAACGGGTCGCCGGTTTCTATACCGGACTCAAAGTATTGCGTAGGGATAGCAGTTTGGAACCACAAGTAGTCTGTATCAAGGTAATAGATACGAGACAGTGTGCTTGCGCCTTCATCCGGCATATCCTTAGTTGGAATGATTGGAACACCATTGTATGTTGCAACAATGAAACCTGCTTCAATACCCGGAACACCCTTCACACCGGAGTATGTCGGAGTAATTCTCTTGGAATCCATGAAACGCTGTTGGGATTGCAATAGTTGCTGAGCGCGCATTAGCGTGTCATATCCTGTTAGCATAACCTTTGGATTACCACCACGCGTCCAAATCTGTTGGAATAATCCATCAAGTTGGTTTAGTGAAAGATTTCGGTTTGCACTTGCAACATCCACTTCTGCGCTATGGAAGTCTGCACTACCATCGCGAGTAATTGAATACATATCGTGGTCAGTAGTTGCGCTTACATGGCCTGTCCCTGTGGTCATATTATCCGGGTCGGATGTTAGACGGTCAAGGGATTCAAAGTTGTTACTTGCAGGGGTGTCAACATCAACAAGAAGCATCTTGTTAATCATTTCAGCGTGGTGCTTACCCATTTCTTCTTTGAGAACTTGGCGCACATCACCCAATCCATCATCCTTATCGGAAAGGAACATGCTCACTTCGGACAAGTCAAAAGTGTGCGCGATGGTCTTAGGCTTAGCCGCAACATGCAGGAACTCCGGTCGTGCTGTCTCCGGTAGTGTTCCGTTTTCTGCAACACCGCCGGTAACGCCGGATTCAGCGCGCTCAGTTAGAATGCGCCATCCGCTTCTTTCCCACGGTTTCTTAGGTAGTATAGAGAAGGCGTTGAACTCTTGGTTCAACTGTGACCAAACTTTGCGTCCATATACTGCTTGATAAGTTCCCGCAGTTGTGGACATCATAGGGCTGTCTGCCTTCAAAATGTCACCGCTTGAGTAAGTGTAGCCTGTTTGAGCCGCACCACCGTAGTAGTATCTTTCCATGTCTTGAACTGTTCTTACATAATTTCGTGCCATATTATTCACTCTCCCCTCAATGCTTTGTTAGCAAGTCGGTGAACATCGTCCCACGACATATCTGCCATTTCCGTAGTATCGGGAATTGTAATTGATGTGGTTGAAGCACTCTTACTGAATGTTTCTCCACCACTTGTTGATACGCGACTGATGCGCTCATCAAGTGCAACAACAGCCTTCTGCAACTCAAGAAGAGGTTTGCGGGAGTCAAACTTAGTTCGCGCTTTCTCATTCTTAGCAATAGTCTGTTCTGCTGAAAGACGGTCTGCGAAGTATTCTCCGAGACTACCTTTGAATTGTTGTTCAACGGATGCGGCCTTATACACTTCGTATGCGGCTTCAATATCGGACTGAGAAACATTAGTAGGCATAATAAAATCTGCCTTAATTACATTCTTGTTACCGCTTGGAGCGCTACCGAAGTTTTGCTTTGGTCGCTTACCGGAGTCATCTTCACCTGCTCCCTCAAGAGAACCTTGTCCCCTGTGGTCCCAACCGGATTGTCCGGGTCCATATCCTTTGTTCACACTATCAAAGTGAGCGCGAGCATCTGCAATATCATGTCCACCGGACTTTGCAGTTTGCTCAAGCCAATTAAGATAGTCCATTGTTATCATTTCATCTGCTTTTGCTGTCATGTCATCACCATACATCATATCCTCGTCCTCGTCGTCTTCATCGTCTCCGAGTAATGGGGAATCGTCGTCACCGAGGTCAAGTTTAGGTTTCTTCTTAGGAGGTCCGTCTAACAACG